CCTGGGCAGGTAATACTGCTGATGTCATTTGGAAGCACTATGCAAACACAACCCAAGAATACCAAATCCCTGTTATTTAAAACCATGTCTACCTCCTTTACCTGGAAAGTTGCAAACCTTGAGCGCACGCTCGCTACGGGTGAAATTACCACTGTTCACTACACCATTCAAGCTAACGATGATGTGTACTCTGCCGGTGCATACGGCAGTATTGGCTTGGATCCCGCTGATCCTATCGCTATGACTCCCTACGGTGAGCTTGATGAGTTCACTGTTGTCTCTTGGGTAGCTAATAAGTTTGGTGATGAAAAGATCAAAGAGATTGAAGATGCACTCCAGGGGCAACTCGATCTTCAACGTAACCCGGTCTCTGGTTCGGGTGTTCCCTGGTGATTCACTAACGGTACAAACAAATGATTACCATCCTTGGCATCAAAGTGTCCTATGAGGCACTAGCTTTCCTAGCACTGTTCATTGGCTCTGAAGTCATCGGTGCATCTAAACTTAAGTCTAATGGTCTTGTTCAACTCTTCCTTGCTGGTGTTAATGCATTGAAACCACTGCGTAAGGAAGATGATCAGATCCAACGTATTAAGGACTCTCTCAAGTAATCGTCATGGTGCTGCTGCCTGTTAAGCAGTACTACCCACAAACTGATAGCGCCACAGGTCATGGTGATCGGATGTGCTTTAGCTCCACGTGTGCTATGGCCATCAAGTATCTCCTTCCTGGGGCGCTTTCTGGTAGTAATGCTGATGATGCTTATTTAAAAACTGTTCTCAAATACGGCGATACTACATCATCTACTAGTCAAGTTAAAGCCTGTCAGCAGTACGGAGTTCTCGCTTCCTTTTACACCAAAGGTACACGCCAGAATCTCATTAATGAACTCAAGGCTGGCTATCCAGTTGCTACTGGTATCCTCCATAAGGGACATGTATCCCAACCAGTTGGTGGTGGGCATTGGATGCTCCTCATCGGTGATGATGGAGAACGTGGTATCTTCCATGACCCCTACGGTGAAATGGATAACGTCAACGGAGGGTACATTACTATTGGTAGCGGAGGTAAGGACGTTAAATACTCCTGGAAGAACTGGCTACCACGTTGGGAAGTAGAAGGCAAAGGTACTGGATGGTTTATGACTTTCCGTCCTACCACTACACCACAACCTATTACTCCTGTTACTAACACCTGGAAAGGAGTGCTGACTGCCGCTTCTAAAGCTGGTTCTAAGTTTCCATCCGTTGTAGCTGCTCAGTGGGCACTAGAGAGTGGATACGGTAAACACACATCTGGTAAGAACAATTACTTCGGTCTCAAAGGTGAAGGTTCTGAACGTGAAACCAAAGAGTTTATCAATGGTCAATGGATTACCATTAAAGCTGGCTTTATTGACTTCCCTGATCTCCAAACCTGTGTCTCTTACCTCGTAGATCGTTGGTATCGGGACTATCAACGCTTTAAAGGCGTCAATCGTGCAAGTTCTCCCGAAGAGTGTGCACGGCTTCTTGTTGCTGAAGGTTACGCCACCGATCCTCAGTATGCTGATAAATTAATCAAACTAATGAGGGAGAATGGCTAGCACTACTTACAACATTACACCTGGCAGGTATGAGCGTCAACTACCTGTAGCAACCAAAGTTCACTTCAAAAGCTCAGCTAACAGTACCAATGCTACTTCTGTAAAGGGTAGTTCTGGTGCTGTTTTTAATATGATCATTCATAACACCCACAGCGGTGGTGGTGGAAACAATTCTATTGCATTTCGGTTGTACAATAAAAGTACAGCACCAGTTGTTGGTACAGATGTACCGATGATTGTTATTCATGTGCCAGCTAACTCATCTAAAGAGATCAACTTTACCAGTGGTATCACGTTTACTGACGGTATTGCATATTCAATCACTGATGGTGATACTTTGCTAGATGCTACTGCTGTATCTGCAGACGGTGTACAGGTCTACATTGGGTACATGTGATGATTGAAGCTGCTGTTACAGGAGTTATCTCCCTTGTTATTGGTGTTAGCGGCGGTGTTATGGCTATCAGTTCACGTTCTAACTTACGTATGGATCAAATAGACAAGCGTATTGACGGTGTTGAATTGCGCCTTGCTGAGAAATACGTACCTCGTCAGGAGCTAGCTAATGCCTTGCAAAAGATGGAGGATCACATGATCAGAATCGAGAACAAGCTGGACCAGATTGTATTGAGAAATGGCTAAGAAAACCTGCATTAAATGCGGGATAGAAAAAGAGTTGGACAAATTTGAGAGTAAACGTAACACTTGTAAGGAATGCAGAAACCAGCAAGCTCGTGATTCTCAAAGAGCAAGAACTTGGAAGTACCGAACTCAGTACGGTATTACTTTAAAGGATTACGATTTACTCTACGAACAGCAGAATGGCCTTTGCTCTATTTGTGGTACAGATACCCCTAAAGGTCCCGGAGAACGTTTTAGAGTAGATCATAACCATGAAACGAATGAAGTTCGTGGGTTACTTTGCAATAACTGCAACCGTGGACTTGGTTACTTAAAAGATAGCCCAACAATACTATCTAAAGCCTTGACTTATTTACTTACTAACGGACACTATGGCACCTAAACAGAAAGCTACGGAAGATGCTTTTAACGAATTACATAACCTAGTTACCGAAGAGTTTCTTCGCCGCATTAAATCTGGTGAGGCTAGTACTGCAGATTTAAAAGCCTGCACAGATTGGCTATCTAAAAATGACATTTCGGGTTGCGCGTATCAGGGTAACCCCCTTGATAAACTGGCTACTGTACTTCCTAAGGTAGACCCAGAACTTGTACAGAAGAGGCTTTATGGCAAGTCGTACGTCTGACTACTACAAAAAGAATCCCAAGGCTCGTCAAAAACGACTGAAGCAACAAGCTCGTTACAACAGACAATCCCTGCAAATTGAGAAACGTGTTGAACTTAATCGTGAGAATCACAAACGTGGCACCTATGGTAATGGTGATGACATGGATGTATCGCACAAGAAAGATGGTTCAACAGTACTTGAAAAAGCATCTACTAATCGAGCAAGAAATCGGTCTAGGAAATGACTCCCCTGCTGCCGTCCCCTGATCACTACCTCCACAACCTAATAACGATGACAAGTCCCGAAGCAAAACGCCTTTGGAGGCGTGCCATTAAAGAACACTTCAACTGTCAATGTGTCTACTGTGGAAATCACTATGAATTACATGAACTTACTCTTGATCACGTTCGCCCTCGTTGTCTTGGAGGGCAAGACCTTACATCAAATCTTGTACCCTCATGTTGGGAGTGTAATCAGGCTAAAGGTAGCAGCAACTGGCTTACGTGGATGCGTAATACCTTTGGGATAACACCTAGAGAACATCTTATTTTAAATCATATACAATGAAATACTTTGAAGATACACAAGAAAAAGCTATGGAAGCAATGTCTGCAGCAGTTGAAATGTTGCAAAAATCTAAACCTAGTTTTAACTCACTTGGGTATTTAACTACTAACGAATTAAAGTTTAGTGGTGGTCAAGTTCGACTTGGTAAGATTCCATACTTCAATTAAACGCTCTCAGAGACGTCTGCGTGCCCCTACAAGGCGTCTCTTTACCTACTTAGGTATATTCTACCATATGGATACTTTAACCGCCCTTAAAAGCGATTTTAAACTCTTTCTTCAAGCACTGTGGTCTCAACTAGACCTACCATCACCTACCCGTGCTCAATACGCCATCGCTGATTACCTACAACACGGCCCTAAGCGTCTACAGATCCAAGCATTCCGAGGAGTTGGTAAGAGCTGGATTACTGGAGCGTTTGTGTTGTGGACACTCTTCAACAACCCAGAAAAAAAGATCATGATCATCTCCGCTTCCAAAGAGCGGGCAGACAACATGTCGATCTTTCTTCAGAAGCTAATCATTGAAACACCCTGGCTATCACATTTGAGACCAAAGAGTGATGATGCCCGGTGGTCACGGATTAGCTTTGACGTTCTGTGTAGCCCTCACCAAGCCCCTTCCGTGAAGTCGGTGGGTATCACGGGTCAGCTCACTGGTTCTCGTGCAGATCTAATGATTCTGGACGACATTGAGGTTCCCGGCAACAGCATGACTGAGATGATGCGGGAGAAGCTTCTTCAGCTATGTACAGAAGCTGAGTCTATCTTAACACCAAAGAAAGACAGTCGTATTATGTTCCTAGGTACACCTCAAACTACCTTTACCATTTACCGTAAGCTAGCAGAGCGTAACTACAAGCCATTCGTTTGGCCAGCACGTTACCCACGTAAGCTATCTAACTATGAAGGACTCCTTGCACCTCAAGTACAAGAAGACATCGAAGGTGGTATTGAAGCTTGGAGTGTAACAGACCCTGATCGCTTCTCTAACGATGACCTGGTAGAACGTGAAGCATCCATGGGTCGTAGTAACTTCATGCTGCAATTCATGCTAGACACCAGTCTTAGTGATGCTGAGAAGTTCCCACTTAAGATGCAAGACCTAATCATTACAGCAGTTAACCCTAAGGAATGTCCTGATGCTGTTGTGTGGTGTTCAGATCCCAGTAATGTTATTAAAGACCTACCAACTGTTGGTCTACCGGGAGACTACTTCTACTCTCCAATGGTCATGCAAGGTGATTGGTTACCATACACCGAAACAATCTGCTCAGTAGACCCCTCTGGTAGAGGTACAGATGAAACAGCTGCTTCCTTCCTTTCTCAACGTAATGGTTTCATCTATCTCCATGAAGTACGTGCTTACCAAGATGGTTACAGTGACGCTACCTTACTAGACATCCTTAGAGGTTGTAAAAAGTACGGTGTTACTAAACTCCTCATTGAGACAAACTTTGGTGATGGTATTGTTGGTGAACTCTTTAAGAAACACCTTCAACAAACTAAGCAAGCAATAGACATCGAAGAGGTACGTGCCAATGTACGTAAAGAAGACCGAATTATTGATACTCTTGAACCTATTCTAAACCAACATAAGCTTATTGTCAATAGAGCAGTTGTTGAATGGGACTTTAACTCCAATAAAGACGCAGCACCTGAAACAAGACTCCTATACATGCTCTTCTATCAGATGAGTCGTATGTGTCGTGAAAAAGGTGCAGTAAGACACGATGATAGACTAGATTCCCTAGCTCAAGGTGTTAAGTATTTCACAGATGCTCTTGCTATCTCAGCTTATGAGACAGTCAAACTACGTAAGCAAGAAGACTGGAATGATCTTCAAGAAGCTTGGTTAGATGACCCCCAAGCAGCTGCTTCTCATATGGCATTTGGATTCAATTTAGACCAACGTAGACAAGCAAGACAACTAGCTGGTAAAAGTTCAGTCCCCACCTGGGTGTAAACCAAGGTCCACACTGGGTTTAAGGACAATCCCACCCGTATACAGGAGAAGGGAAGGGTGGACCCAACTCCTGCGGGAGGAATAATCCAAGACAAACAAGTTGTCTTGTTCTATTCCTCTCTTTATTTAATGAACAGTGAGGGAATAAAAGACCAAAGACAAACATCTCCCTCTTGGTTCATTCATCTACTCTACTGACTGAATCTTGTGAGTACTAATTCTCCCAATCCTTCTGAATCCTGTCACTACTGATACTACTGTATGCGTTATGAGTAGAACACATCGTAACCAACCACTACGTAATCAATTCCGTCATCCCCGTACCTTTAATGAAATACGTAGTAACAGTGATAATTACTCGGATTCTCAATATCCAGTAAGTATCAGGAACCGTTATATTCCTACTGCCTACGACGACATTACTGCCACTTCCATCTACCAGAATGACCACTCCAAATCTAACTGATGAACAAAATGAGGTTTTACTAGCAGCAGTAGATCTTGTTAATGGTGGTATGGATATGGAAGAAGTTTTTCATGCCTACTCAACTATTGCTAAATACGTTATCAATCACCCACCCACCAATAATGCACACAGCAACTCTTATTCACATCACTCCTAACGCTGAAGAACTTATTAGTTACATGGCTAGGGTAAGTAACCCAGCTAATCAAAACAACACTGAGACCAGTGCTAAACTAATTAAGTATCTTATCGACCATCACCATTGGTCTCCCTTTGAGATGGTTAATATGTGTGTAGAGATTAATACAACACGGAGTGTAGCAGCACAGATCCTTAGGCATAGGTCCTTTAGCTTTCAAGAGTTTAGTCAACGGTATGCTGAGGTAGTAGAAGTAGCAGCCCCTCCACAGTTCCGTAAACAAGATACTAAGAACCGACAGAATAGTACTGATGATTTAAGTCTAACGTTGAGGTATCAATACACTGAAGAGACAATCAAGCTGTACAACCAATGCTATGACTTATATCAAAGAATGTTGGAAGATGGGGTAGCTAAGGAGTGTGCTAGAGAAGTGCTACCACTAGCTACACCTACTCGGTTGTACATGAATGGTACGATTAGGTCTTGGTTGCACTACTGTGACCTACGTACAGCTCATGGTACACAGAAAGAACACGCACAGATAGCAGCACGAGTACAAGATATTCTCTATTCGCAAATACCAAATGTTTGTGACGCAATGTGGAACAAGAACTTAAGCTGAATGAGTTTAAAGTCCTGTATAAGACTTGGAGGAGAGGTATTCCTTGGTTGGATCACTTGATTTTGGGTCTTTTGGTCTGGTTAGAAGGAAAGCTCATTGATTATCGTGTTAAAACGACGGTTGATGAAGCGATTAAGGGGTGGGAAACGCTTCATGAAGTGCCTATGCCTGATATGGTGACTCCTGTTTATACAGAAAAGCCATCAGAGACGTCTACAAGCCTTCCTGAGATGCGTTTAACTGCTCCTTGGTATATTGACACTGTTGATAAGGAATAACGCCTTTCTAGGTCATTCTGGAGGGGCTTTAGTTTTTGACAGAAATTTCTCAAGCCTTATACTACGCTGGAGCAGCGACGCAGACCCCCATAGGGGTACCCCCGGATCACACGTGCGCACACCCGTGGGCAGGCACATGTACGCACCTGAGGGCGTGTAGACGCAGCCACTACGCACCCACGCACATATACATACACGCTACAGATGCACGCACGAGAGGCAGCAACTATGCGGCAAGACGCATAACCACATCTCACACATCTGTAGAAATTCTCATTAACAAACCTTATTGAGAACCCAGTGATACCAATGGATCACAGCCGTTACAAACTGTAATGTAACAAAATATGACGGAACACCACACCTGACCCTCAGCCATGCCATACTGTGTACATGAGCGGCAAGGACCGGAACGCCACCGGGTAGACCTGCCTCTCATAGCCACTCACAGAAGTGGCACACCACACTTGACAAACCGCCTCTCACCGGTTACAGTGAGAGCATCGAACCTAGACAACTGAATAACACACGCCGTTAGCGGGTCAACCGCTGGGTCTCGACAAGCAGCATGGGTCAGTGACTGCAAGGCGTGGTATACTTACAGCCGAGCAACAGGCCTAGTTTGATCATTGCACTCTGCCTGCTCAAGGACGCAGGCTTTCTGCAGTGTTCAACGCTGCTCCTATCCACTCACTGACAGACCAATGCTCGA